TATATTCCTGTCTTTGCTCTGGGGTAGATTTATAAGTTGTTTTTTCTCTACATTTTTTTACTCTTTCTTTTACTAATTCTTTATGCTTTTCATAATAGACCTTACTACTTGCGGGGGCTGTATATTTTTTGAGATGCTCTTTGGTTGCTTGTAATTCCTCTTTTAATTTAGCATTTTCTTCTAATATTTCCTTTATTTTTTCTTCATTATCCATTACGATACTATATATAATAAAAAATATTTATATCTTTTTATTATATTTTTCAAATTAGTTTGTCTCATTTTTCTTTTTACTCGGTGTAACTACCGATACCATTACTCCGGTCAAATATCCATTTACCATTACCACCTGAAGGGTTTGGAGGATTGTTAATAATATTATCAAGTATTTTTTCGTATTTTTCGATTTCTTCTACGGAACCAAGTAATACAGGTGTTCGCTGGTGAATATGAGAAGGAACAATGTCCAAGACGCGTTCTTTACTCATATTCGCAATAATTGCTTTTCCCCCGGCTTCTTCTACAATCATCGCCATGGGAAAGCATTCATATAATATGCGAAGTTTACCATTTACGTTTTTTTCATCCCACGGATAGCAAAACATACCACCGTATAACAGAGTGCGATGAATGTCGGAAACCATGGAACCAATCCAACGTTGAGTATATTTCGATTCTTTTACACGATATTGTGTAATATACTGTGCGATGTCTTTGTCCCAGCGCTTACAGTTTGATTCATTTATACTGTATATCTTCTTTTGTTTATCAGTAATGTCCAAGGCACCCATATGAATAAAACAATTCTCTTGTTTATCGAGAACAAAACGATGAACACCCTTTCCTTTGAACGCAATTACCAATTCAGTAGACCCACCATATAAAATATATCCCGAACATTCAATTCCGTTACCATTGCGTAATATGCGATTTTCAACAGATTCTGTTTTATCATTGTCCAAGGTAATCGAGAAAATGGTTCCAACGCCACAATTGCAATCTATATTGGAAGAACCGTCTAGAGGATCAAATGCGACAATATAATTACCACTATGACTTGCGTCAACAATAGACTCTTCATCCTCTTCTTCGGATAATAGTATTGAACATGCGCATGATTGGGTCAAATTCTCAACCATGATATCATTGGTTAATACATCAAGTTTTTTCTGGTCATCACCAGAAGTATTTTGCGTCCCGTCTTCCATTTGTCCATTATTATTATCAAATGCGATACGGTCTACTAAGCGTTCAATTTCAATACCGCTCTTCTCAATTGCAGATAACAATTGAATAAATTCGTGATTATAACGGAATTCTTCAAGCAATATTTGGATATTCATCTTAATATGTATTATTAACACAATTTTAAAAACACCAAAAATTTATATTTTACGAAATTTGGCGATATTGTTGTATTCAGCCTCTTCGGGGTTGAAAAACCAGGTTTGACCCCCCATCTTGGACAATGTTCGATGACGCAATATCATTTCTACAATAACACAAAGTCCAAGTTGCATAATTTCTTTAGTATTTGATGAATTATACATTGAGTTTCCAACAATCCCATTCAAATGTTTAACAATATCCCCTTTCGTGGGTGTATGTGCCGCTAATCGTGTCCCAGTGCTGTTTTGCATTCGAGTAATATCTTTAATACGAAACACCATTTCTTTACCATTACGGAACATGTCTATAAACCCAACATTCTTGGAATATTCGGAAGAATTTATTTGAAATTGTTGAGATAAAACTCCTGCTTCTTTGAAAATACGAACATCTTCGGGTTCAGCATCAATCCATTGATTTTTGTCTTCATCCGATTGTTTATATAAATTCCATGTAGTTTTATCGGCAAGTAAAAAAAGCGTTTTATTACGATGAGAAACCATTTTTGAATCTAGATATCGTTTAATAGCTTGTTCGGTTTCGGATAGTTCAGAGTCATTGCGTATTTTAGAGTAAAAATGAGAAATCAGGGTCAACTTATCTTCAGGCATAAGCATATCAATATTATGTTGAATAATAAAATCAATATATTCACCAAATCCAATATTATGCAATGTTTGTAGATGATTTACTACGCGACTAGCATGCTTATACCAATTTTGTTCTCCTTGTGTTATTTTTACCACTTTAGATGCGTCGCTAACATTGCGGACAATAGTATCAATAATATCTCGAGATGTAGACTTCACACCTGTAACAGCTGGGGTGTTCTCAATTACAGACGTATTGTTTGGTTCAAATTCGGTAGGAATACTCAAAGAAACCTTGCTGTTTTTATAATCGACGGGAGTGCTGCGTTCAAACACGGTAATATGTTCATCATTTATTTCCACCGGTTGAAATGCATAAATCTCCTTTTTGTTTACCATATTTCCACGGCGTCCATATCTATCGAATAAATATTCTGTTTTATTGTTTACAAAAGAAGACAAGGCTGAATAAATATGTGTAACCGGATATTGTTTGGTAACATTAATTTTATCAATTAATTCTTTCAATGTATAAAAGGGTTCGCCCTTTGCATTATCGCGATATAATTGTCGAATACGTCGCATAATTCGGTCGTTATTTGATTGTGCGAAATGAATTGAATACGAATCTTGGACAATATCGCGTTTTATTTCTTTACCAACATTACATTTGAATGAACAATCCTCCATATAGTCACATATGTCCGTATATGGCCGGTCTCCAATGCGATACTCAATTTCACGTTTGTCGGTTGAAAGTTGAAGTGTGATATCTTTATTCGCGGCATTTGCTACCAATTTATCAACAGTGAAGTTATTTTGTTTTAGATTAAGGACACAATCTACGGCGGTTTCTTTCATAATTCGCGTAACTTGTCCAATTAATTCAGCCTTTTTCTGTGCTAAACGATAAACGTAAATATCAACGGGTTCTTCATCCGGAGTTTTTTTCATAATAGTTCCATGCATGTATATTTCCACATTTCTTAATTGGAAGGGTAATAAACAATGACTTAAATTTCGAACACCTCTGCCGATAACTTGTTCAATACGATTCATATTATACCAAGGCTCTAATATATGAAGTTGTCGAATGCATTTAAAATCGAGTCCTTCCGAACCAGCCTTGGAAATTAATACAACTTTTACCTTCTCTCCATTTTTATTGTTTGAGTTTGTGATTATTTTCATATCATTAGCGTTATTTGGGGAATATGCTTTATCGCCGGTAATCATAATATATTTTGCCTGCTGGAAGTTGCTGGTGACCTCGTTACGTGGTTTCATGGTAGTAGCGTCCAAGGGAACTGCTGGGGATTGACCGAATAAAGATTTCGTATTTGGTGAACTCCCTTGTCGTGCAAATCCCATTTCTTCCAATGCGAGAGACATGGGGACAATACCCCCGTCAATATATTGTGAATATATCATAACGATTCCGGTTGAATGACGAATAATTTCACAAATACGAGCTATTTTCGCACTATATTTTGAAATTTCAGAGGGGCTGAATATCCGACCATATTTTGATAAAATTTCAGGTCGATAATCAAAATTTGATTTCATAGGAATTTTACTAGTAGACTCATCTTTAAAAGTCATTGTCGAATTCATTCCACGTTTACCAACCATGGTCGCACGTGGGTCTTTATTTTCAACATCTTCAATGCTAACAGAAGAGTTGTCTATCTGAATTTCCCCATTTTCGATATGTATATCTAGATTTGGACTAGGATACACCATATTGAGCGCTTCAATCGGAGTTTGTAATTTTCTAAATCCGAATTTATCCAATTCATCAAAGGATATATTGTGCTGCTTCATTTCAATATCCTTACGAATACCATTAATAATCAACTTATATGCTCGTTCTTGGTAATCTTCTAATTCATTAATATAAACAGGTAGGTGTTTCATTGGTTCATCAATCTTGCGCCCATTTAGCTGGATAGTTGGTAAGGCAACCTGTTTTACGCTATTTCCGGCGAGTGCTTTACCTGCATTTACGAGGCTACCGATAGCATCGGGTGTATCTCTGAAAGTCCGTTCTTTCGCAAATGTATCAGGATAAATACGATATGGAAATGTATACGGATTTTCACCCCGAACATACGAAACATATCCGATTAATTTACGATGTAATAATTCGCGACCCCCCTCTTCTGTAATATTACCGTCGGAATCTACCTTTTGCTCTTTGAATGTCCCATCCGATGTAAAAATTTCTTCGGAAGAAATAAGCCCACGTTTATCGTTTGCATTCATTAAATTCACTAACCAAATGATTTCGGAATAGGAGTTATACATAGGGGTTGCAGATAATAATAACAGGCGCATGTTATTGCAACTTTTTGCTAATTTTAAAAGATATTGAGCAGTTTTGCCGTCGGTATTATCTTTCGTCATCCGAATATTATGAACTTCGTCAATAATAATCATACGATTGTTAAAAAATTTGCGCATACTTGCTATTTCTTGTTTACGTGTTTCTTCGGGAGAAAAATCCGAACCGGAAGGGACAGCGATTTTTTTACGTATAAAATTCGCAAGTTCGACATAACCCATAAAAACATAGTATTGATTTATAATCGTTTTTATTTGTGAAATAACCTTTTCTTTTGAAACCCCCTTTAAACTAGTAGGATTTACTTCTTTTACTAATGAATTACCAATACATGAATCAATATTCCAAATACCGTCAACTTCCGTTAATCTGCGTTCATCAAACAGTTGCAGTTTAAAATTATTTTGAACATTCGGTGCAGCAACAACAATAATACGCTGTTTCACCCCAACCTGTTTCATATAAGAACGCATTTCTTCGGCAATACCGATTGAACTACATGTTTTACCACTACCTAACCCATGATACAATAAAAGACTGTTGTATGGTGTTTGAAATGATAAAAAGTTCTTAACAAACAATTGATGTGGTAAAAGTTCGAATTCGGCCTTACACATTTTATCGGCATAGATTTGAATATCTCTAATTTCGCCGTCATATTGTGTATCATTAAATTCAGTATGACTCGCAATTTTTGCGGAGAACGTAGGGTCATTTAATGTGGGATATAAAAAGTCGTGGTCTACGCCGTGTTCACCTTTAAATTCAATATGTTCCATTTTGCGACGATGTTCATTTGTATTAGTGCTAGGTTCCGTTTTCACTGTAATATCATCATTCAAACTAGGTTTATCTTGAGATTCAAGCGTATTTTCTGAAGGAATCTCGGGACTTTTTGCAGTTTCAATAAAGGGTTTATTTGCGGAAGGTTTACGTATTTTAATAATTTTTCTATCGTTTTCTAAAGAAACTGTATTTAATTGACTCATATAAAATATATACGTATATACATTACGTGTATATTTCGATTCATTTATTCTACCACGTGCACTTTTATTAAATATTTTTACAAATTCTCAATGGTGGTTTTTTTACCGTGACATTCGCGACATAAAGCGACTAAATTATCTACATGATTACTTCCGCCGTATTCTAAACGTATTTTATGGTCAACTTCAAACCATGCATTTAATTGGTCATTGCATTCTCCGCACTTCCAATTTTGTCGCGATGCGACAAACTTCTTTTTTGTTTCACTGACCGACCGTTTTGTCCCTTTTTTACCAGAATGCATCATGCGCTCGGCATATCTTGTTTGTTGATTGGGAACTTGAACAACTTCACGTTCCCCACCTCCATTACGAAAGGAATTTTTTGATGTAAAGTCGAGTATAGGAGACAAAATAGAGCTTGTATTTTTATCAACCGGCAAGTATTTTAAATATTCGTTTGATGTAACTAATATATTTTGTGCGTTTGCCGGATTTTTTTTTAATAGAATATACAAAATAAATGCGCCGAATACTACTCCGCCCATTTGAAATTGTTTTTTATACATCATAATATTTTTGGTGTATTTTCCATCAGTATGCATATGAAATAAAATAGCGCCTGTGATTACAATTAGCCATAATTCTATACGCATGGTATTTTATATAAATGGTATAAAATAACATGATACAAATATTTTTAATAAATAAGTATTATAAAAATGAAACATAATACTGTAAAAAAGGCGATAACGTATTCTTTACGTAAATGAAAGCGTTCAGATAATTTCACCTGTTTTGGTCTATACAATGCTTTATAGTCATCGAGTGCTTCAAACAGGGTTATCTCCTCCTTTCCAAGAATTCGATTAATACGATTGTGAATAAAATGTATCCAGCGTATAAAGGAATCGCGATTATCTAAATACGGAGTAATTGGATATCGGTCAAGCAAAGCGATAAAGTTGTCTCCAATCTCAGGATTTGGAATAAACAGAGGGAAGTTTTGAATAAGGTCGTAATATTTACGTTTGGTTACAGCATTCGGGGTCAATGGATATGTATGAGCAATCGTTTGTAAAAAAAACCAATAATGTGGACCCCAAACCTCAGGTGCGAACTTTTCAGAATCTAACATGGTAAAAGTCGCTGGTATCGCTGTGCGTTTGATATAATCCGCATGTTGTTCTTCCATACGAATCTAATAAAGTATATAAACAATTGCGAATATAATAACATAGAATAAGCGTAGAAATGCAGAAAAATGATTATTATTGCAATAATTGCGGAAAATCTGGACATTTATACCATCATTGTAAACTGCCAATAACTAGTAATGGTATAATCGCATTTCGAATAAATAATGATAACATAATAGAGTATTTATTAATAAGACGTAAAGATACACTGGGACACATAGATTTTATGAGAGGTAAGTATTCGGTAATGAATCGCCAATATATAATAAATATGCTAAATCAGATGACTGTAGATGAAAAGTCAAGGCTAGCTACAGAGAAATTTGAAACATTATGGAATACAGTATGGGGTGAAAATACCTTGTCCGTGCAATACAAGAATGAAGAAAGTAGTTCATTTGAAAAATTCTCTATGTTACGGTCAGGAATAACAATAAACAACGATAATTATACATTGGACGATTTGATAAAACAAAGCAATGAAAATGAAAAATGGAATGAACCGGAGTGGGGGTTTCCCAAGGGTCGTCGGAACCATCAAGAATCTGATTATGATTGTGCGATACGAGAATTTTACGAAGAAACCGGGTATTCGGATAAAATATTACACAATATACAAAACTTAATACCCTATGAAGAGATTTTCACGGGGTCGAATTACAAGTCATACAAGCACAAATATTATATTATGTTTATGATGTATAAAGATAGTTTAGTGCAATATCCATATGAAGAATCGGAAGTAAGTAAATTAGAATGGAAAACGTATGACGAGTGTATAAAGTCAATTCGCCCATATAATTACGAAAAAATCCAATTATTAACAAAATTAAATACTACTCTTTCAACCTTTGTTATATATTGATTCGCCCTTCCATAGTAATTTATAATAATAATATATACTATTATGAATAAAAATACAAAATCGAGTATATCCTATGGTGTAATGGGTGACTGGATAAGAAAGTTAACGAAAAGTGGTCAAGAAGGTATAGATACGAGAAAATCATTATTGAAATTGGTAATATTGAGCGGCATTCTATTATTTTCATGCATAACCGTATTACGAATTATTCTTTCACCCGGTACGGCTGATTACAATATACAAAAATATTTTTTTGTCTATACTCTTCCAATTATTTTGTTATTTGGACTAATATTAAACATTGGACAGAACGAAGACACGGGTAAGATGTTTATGAAAATAGTAGGAATAATCATACTAATTACTTGCGGTGTATATTATTATGCTACAACAAGTGATTCAATCTTGAATTTCTCTCTCTTGTCTAATTTTTTATTCATGATGTTGATTACAATAATAGGTCTAGCGATTACTTACCAAATTTTAATTGATTATATGGTTCGTTTAAAGGGTTGGCCTGGATTTATTGCACAATTGCTATTTTATGTTCCCTGTGTGATATTAGATGCATGGGAATATATTGTAGCTCAATTTCAGTTAACTCCTTATTCCATCTATTTATTTATAGTATTAGAGATATTACTAATTACATTGTATGCTTATTTACCTGAAATATCAAATAAAGTCACGGGTATGGACGATGCGATTCAAGGGGTGGATAATGTAATGTTTTTAGATGGAGGAAAAAAAGTGGTTATCAATAGCGACGAGTTAAAAGTTCCCAAAAGCTCGCAGTCCGATTCTAATGTGGATTTACAGGGTAATTATCGAACAAACTATGCTGTATCTATGTGGGTATATGTGAATCCCCATAGCCCGAACGATATAGCATATAAAAATGAAACAGAAATATTCAGTTATGGACACGAAGATAGTGAAGGAGTTCAACACGTAAAACCGATGATTCGATATTACGGAGGAGGGGACAATGACCAGGTGATGGAGCGAAATAAAATGATTTTTTATTTTTCGAAATATTGCAAGGAAAAAGGTGGTCATATATGTCCCGATAATGCACAAAACCCAGGTGAACATCCTTTTTATGACGTAACATTGACGAACCAAAAGTGGAATCAAATAGTGTTGAATTATAATCGTAATATTGTTGATATTTTCGTAAACGGTGTTTTAGAACGTTCCTTTACAATGACGAATAATATGCCGATATACAATGACCTTGATACAATAACAGTGGGTGATGACGTTGGAATAAAAGGAGGCATATGTAACGTGGTGTATTATAAACACCCTCTAACAAAAGAACAAATAGCACTTTCTTATAATTCCAAAATGAGTGCAAATCCTCCCGTAGCATCAATCGCCGATAAATCATCTTCATCGTAATATATTTGTTGAGATAGAACGAACTATTTTATATCGTCATTTTATATAATCATGGAAACTACAACTATTGTTTTAGCTATAATTGTAATTGTCTTAGTGTATGTGTTATATGCATATTTTGTTAGTGGGTCATCTGTGATAAGTAAATCCGCAAGTTTGAAAGAAGGTGGTAATTCACCGATTACAACAATCAATAGTGGACAATCAACACGCTATGCTTATGGTATATGGACGTATGTAAATACATGGGATTCTACACGTGAGAAAACTATTTTTTCGCGAGATAATAACATTCGACTATATTTAGCGGCAAATAAGCCCTCGTTATATTGCACAATTACATGTGTTGGTAGTGACGGTTCCTCATTAGAAAATCAAAATCTATTGATTACAGATAATTTCGCAGTTCAAAAGTGGGTTTATATTGTAATCAGCTCTGATAATACTGTTGTTGATGCATATATTGATGGTAAACTGGTAAATTCAACAAAATTACCCTCGTCTCCCAATCAACCCGGAAGTGCTAAGGAGGTCCCTATAATATATGGTTCCGGTTGGGATTGTTATGTAGCCGGATTTCAAAATTGGAGCAATCCAATTGGTCCTCAGGAAGCATGGGACAATTATTTATCCGGAAACGGTAATGCGATGTCTCAATTCTTTGGAAGTTACTCTTTTAATCTAGGTATAATGAAGGATAATGTGCAGCAATCATCATATACCGTTGATTTATAAATAATTGATATATAGAGCAAAAAAAGATGTTATAAATATATAACAAGTATATTCTTATAACAATGAATGCACTACCACCACCATCCGCATCAACAAGTGTTGATCCTAAGATTCCCGTCGCAGTTGCAGAAGCAATCGACAACACATCAGATGGAATATCGTCAGCGGCATCGAACATTTCAGATAGTATAGCAAATGCTTCCACATACGTGGAAGATTCTGTATCTTCCTTTGGAGATGCCGATGTAGTCGGAACCAGCACCGACTTTTTAAATTCCAATACATTAGTAGCAAAATTTTGTTTTATCTTATTGGTTCTAATCGGGTTTATGATCCTGGTTAATTTAGGAGTTAAGATTATCGGATATTTCATGAAACCAAAGGGAAGTCCATTTTTAATATCGGGCACTATGAATGCTGCGAATGAAGTTATTATTTACCAAGACCCAAAAAATGCAGATTCAATACCTATATTACGCTCAAATAATCAAAATATGGGTATTGAGTTTACATGGTGTTTATGGATATATATTAACGATTTAGCAGCCACTCCCAAATATTCAGTGATTTTCAATAAGGGGAATGCTAGTTATGGAGATAATGGTCAAGCAACTGTTAATAATGGACCAGGACTATATTTGGATAATTCGGGTAATAATCTCGAAATAGTTATGAATACGGTTGCTAGTTCAAACCCTGAAGAGTCGATTACCATTAAAGACGTCCCGCTTCGCAAATGGTTTCATTGTGCAATTCGCATTGAAAATACTGCATTGGACGTGTATGTCAACGGTTCCATCGTATCTAGAAACATATTGCAAGATGTTCCAAAGCAAAATTATCAGAATGTAAACATTTGTAAAAACGGCGGATTCAATGGTAACATAGCCGATTTACAATATTTCGACAAGGCACTTAGTATTTTCCAATTAAATAATATCGTATCTTGGGGGCGTAATACAAGTGCAGCAAATGCCTCAGGGACCGCAGATGCGACCGGTTTCCCATACTATTTATCAAATCTGTGGTATTCGTCAAACATATAAGCCTCCATGTAAAATAATCAAATATTAACTATCTATATAAAGTAATATTTGATGACCGATATTTCGGCTAATTTTTTATTAACATGCACAAATCAACGGAAACAACGACAACAATTCTTTTTACATCAAGCCGGAGCTGAGACTCGATACACGGTTGTGTCTCCATATACTTATGATGCTAGTGGACGTTTAATATACACCCCCAAAGAGTTAGATATGCGCCGAAAAGCGGAGATTCTGAAACATCAGAATACGACCAATAACTATTCGGGGAAAAGAAAATGGGCTTATCTTGCGAGTTCGACAAATACAGCGCGCGCATGTCCTACAATATATAAATTAACACCAAACACGTCTTCTGATGTACCAGGTAAACCAATGATGCTATTTAATAATCCAAATGTTCCACTATATAATTACAAGCCGTTGGATACAAGTAGTTACGATGAGATTCCATATGATAACTATAAACGTTTATATGATATATATCCTATTGCAAATATTAATGCAGCGAATGGGGAAAGTGCTATTATAACCGATATTGTTATTCTTAATCCCAACAATAATTCTTTCGCGTTTGGGTTCACTATTCCCGTTTCAATCACATACAGTGCTACCTTTCGAACAGTATCTTCTTTTGCTATTAATTATGCACAATTATTTATTCAAAATGCGAAATTAGACATTTTTTATAGTGATTCGTTGGTAGCGGAGGTAGATGCATTATATAATGAACAACCATTAATATCAAAGGACTTAATAATATCTGCAGCGAATCTCACATTAGATGTTCAAAATTCTAGTGTTGGACCCATACATTTAGAGCAATATTTGGGAACTATTTACATACCACCCATTAATCTTCAAACAGTTACACAATATGTGTATAGATGTAAAATCACTATTAATATAGGATATTCTGAATATTCGCTTGATATGCCTCGTCCACCGGGTGAAGCTTATCGTAGTAATATAAATGGAGGTGATATCACAAATAGTTATCCCAAAGATGCTACATCGCTAATTGATGTTAAATACGGTGCAATTGCAAATATTGAATCACCCGATAATAGTATTTCTAATAGTTTAATGACTATGTATCAAGCAATTGTAGACGCCGAGGGAAATCCGGTTGTAGATTCATTGGGTAATGCGACGTTTAAGACAGTAAACCCAAATGATATTAAATATATTCCATTTGATATATCAGAAACAGCTACCGGTTAATTATGATAATAAGTTGTAATCAAATTATTATCTACTATAAACCACCAATAAAGTCAGCGAGTGGTTTTAAAGACACCATATTTTGTCCGTTCTTTTTACTATTTGTATTAATAGTGAAATCGCCTTTTAATATCTCTATCATATGTCTTACATGATGATAACCAATACCCTCTGTATTTTCTTGTAAATGAACTATATTTGTTGTATCATACCCTAATCCTTTCACATTATTTATCACCTTCTTTTTCATTTGTTCCAAGTTGCGACAGTGATAATGAACCAGACATAAATCAGTTAAAAAATAGTCGTGCGTATTGTAATGATTACCGTGGTCAAGCTCTCCCGTCCAATTGCGTTTGTTAAAAAAACTTTTCGCCATATCGTGATAATCTTGATACAAACCAAATTCAGTTTCAATCGTTGCGCGTGTATAACCAGTATTATTACCATTAGTAATTTGTGAATTTATATAATTCGTTTTAAATACAGTTTCTGAATCCGGTAAAGTATTGAAATAATTTGTTGTGCGAAATGGTAATACATTGTTGGATTCTTTATCGTAATATACTATAAATTCGTCAATATCAATGGGATAGGCAATATCATATTGACCGCGTGTTGGGTCATTAATTAATTCATTCATATAATCACCTTTCAACTTATAATCGTCCTTTTGAATTAAAAATACTCCTTTTGATTGATACTCTTGTATTTTTTCGAATGTGCCGTCTTCACTCATATTATCAATAACATATAAATTTTGATAGCCAAATAGAGTTCCATGATATTTTAACCAATCTTCTACTATATCTATTTCATCTTTTACCATGGTAAATAATTTAATAATCATAATATGAATAATATAGCTTATTATGATATAATAAGAACCTTATTAATACTTAACCCCTAAATCTTTCTATTTATATAAAAGTGAACATCCGTAATCATTTTTTCATGTAATATCGTTTTCATTAAAAAATCGGGTAATTCGACATCCGTATATGAACCACCGCGTGTATTTTCAACACCAAACATGTTCATAAAAAGTTTTACGTCCTTGTCTACATCATATAAGTCTTTTACTTCAGTCGTATATACGACCTTTATTGGGGGGTTTGCTCTAGCAAACTCGTATAATTTTGCGCAATTGGCTAATACTACATCAATCTCTTTTTTAAAATCGACATGCAATAACATTTTATCATTTTCAAGAGAAACATAATACATATATAATGGTGCTGATTCTAAATCCTCTTCATCTTCATACTCAGTTTCATTCATGATAGCTAAATTTTGACTTTCTATCAATTTACAACAATCTAAAAACAAATTTAAACGTTCTTCTTGGGGAACTGAATGCATATCAACAATAATATCATTGGGATCATCTAATATATTGCGTGCACCATCATCCATCCATTCAAATTGTTTGAAATATTCATCATCCAAATCGTCGTCATCATCCGATTTTTCTTCCAGATTATTCACAACCACCGCATTTGCTACAAACCCGTTGTTCATGATTTCATCTAGCTGCGATGATGCAGAGGTTTCAGTTTTTCCGGTAGATATTGTAATTGATTCGGTAGTTCCCACGATTTCTGCACTATCTGAATCTAGTTCAACTGATACGTCTACTATTTTATCGTCGAGATTGTCCATTATAGTTATAAATATATATATTACTATATATCATTTGTATTACAAAATAATTTCTTATGCGAAATATCTATATAAATATAATTTCTATAGATAAACCAATAATATGTCTAATCATATTGGAATATTAATTCCAAGCACTACCCGGAATCGTCATTGGAAAACACTAGAAGAAACTACACTGTTTTCGATATTTATACCCTCTTTTTTTTCTACATACTGTAATAAATTCAAATATACGATTTACTTAGTGATTGATGATGATGACCCAATATTAACACAGCCAAATACCCAAGAACAATTGGAGAAATACGTATCAATTATGAATAATTCTACCATTAAATTTATATCAGCAAATGGTATTGAAAAAGGGTGGGTTACACATATGTGGAATCTCGCATTCAAACAAGCATACAATGATGGGTGTGATTATTTTTTTCAGTCAGGCGATGATATCGAATTTCTGTCTAGTGGCTGGATTACTGACTCTATTACAGAATTAAAACGTCATCAAGACATCGGATTAACCGGTCCACTTGATTATAGACGTATGCATTTGGGTTCGAAAGATTCCCAACCAGGTGGTGAGAGATTTATTCAAACACAATCATTCGTTTCGAGAAAGCATATGGAAATATTTGGATTTTATTTCCCCGAAGAAATAAAAAACTGGTTTTGTGATGATTGGATGACGAAAGTCTATTATTCAAAACACTTTTATCAAATCAATCATTTTGCATCTAATATAGGCGGGGAACCAAGATACGAGGTTATTGGAGAAATTATGAATCCCGAAGACCCCACATTTAAAGCATGTAATCGACTTATTATCGAAGGGCAAAAAATACTACATAATTATTGCTCAAACTAGGGGGGCGTTTGGTTTTGGAGAAATAGAGGCAGCGTCTCTAGTAGCCGCAGTGACTACAGGGGGAGGAACAAAAGCAGTAAGAGTAACGCCCGCGGCGGGAGTGGTAACAGATGCCGATGGAGAATAAGAAGACCCATGTTTAGAGGTTAATACATCTGATAATTCATCAACACGTTCAGATAAGGTGTCGATTGAAGAAGTCAAATTTGACGTTGACGGTGAAAATGATGCAGAACCCGGTGAATTAGTCAATGACGCAGAACCCGGTGAATTAGTCAATGATGCAGAACCCGGTGAATTCGCTAACGGCGTATAGTTGTTATTATTAAAGTTAGCAGTATTATTAAAATTAGCAGTATTATTAAAGTTAGAAGTATTATTGGAAGGTGGGGTTATACCCGGAGATGTATTGTTGTTTGACGGATTACTAGATGCACTTTGATTTGAACTAATGGGTAAAGATTGACTAGAATAATTAGATTCAGGTCTATAAGGGGGAGTTTGTGATGTATTCATTGAATTGTTCTGTGTGAAAGGGCTTTTATACATAGGTTTTGCGTAATGAACGGGCTTGTTTATAATAGGAAGAGTTGATGTATTCAAATTTGAACAACTGGGCATTCGAATACACGATTGTCCGGGTAAATCATTAAACATTTGTGGTTGATACGGAGGCGTTAGTGCACCAGGAGGTGGTGGCGGAGGAGGTCTACCCCAGTTTATCTCCCTTTCTTGGGAAGCATAACCTGTAAATGGCGGCGAATCAACCTCATCTTCACACAGTTCCTCTGTATCAAATACTTTACCAAACATACATTTGTCCGTCTCGTCAATTTGTATACACTTTCCACTTCCATTAGAATATCCAACTGGACACCATTTTTTACCACTCGACGCAGACGTGGAAGGAGAGAATTTAGTATTCTGTTTCAAACCATTATTTAATTCTTCGTCTAAATCTTTCTTTGATGTTTGAACAACTGGGGGGATGGGAACATCGGGTTTGGGTGCCGACTTGGGAGCAGGATTTAAATTAAACATGGATAGATTCCATTGTTGTTGTATAGATGTGTCGCCATTAATATTATCCTCATTTTGCAACAAATTACCAACAGAATGAATAGTTCCTTCTGCAATATCAACACCGCCCTTTGCTGTATCACCCGCCACATCCGCAGCTGTATTAATTACTGCACCTGTGTAGAAACCAAGAACACTCAATATTCGAGCAATAAATCCATAAACTATGTTCGCAATATTGTGAAAAATATTTACTCCTAAAAACGAAAAAAATAGAAGAGACGCGAGAACAACAATAATCATATTCTTGGAAAATTTCATAGAAGTGTTCGAAGGACTACTTTTCTCTATAGGATTACTTATTTCCTTTACATCTGTATCATTAGAAAGATTATCCATAATTATATAATATATATACACAATATTACGAAACACATGTTCGTTTAATTGTCATTGTTTATATGTTCAAATAGTATAAAATGTCTGCTTTTGGTTTTATGGAGACATCATTCTTTATTAGTTTAGGAATATCCTTTGTTCTAATTTTATTGTTGGTATATCACTTTAAACAGCGTCTAAGTGTCGCAGAAGGTAAATTAGATACTATGTTTGAAATAATTAACAATCTAGCACAAGAATTATCTAACGTGAAATCGGTCATTGTACACAATAACCGCCCATCTACACCGTTTCCCCACAATATGGTAATTAGACCCAATGTACCAGTCGATAGTGTGATTATGGAAGGGGGGAAAATTGAGGAGGGTGAAGATAATAGCGAGTCTGAATATGATAGTGATGACGAAGATAGTGATGACGAAGATAGTGATGACGAAGATAGTGATGACGAAAAAATTATCGTGTCTGATGTCGATGAAGATGATATAAGTGTTGACTTGGTGAGCGAAGAATATGAAATCGCAAATGAGGAAACCGCAAATACAGAATTAGTAACTGACGAAGTTCCGGTTGATGTAACACAGGATATATCAGAAAATGTTCCCGATTTTCTAAAAATGAATTTAGGCGATTTAAGGTCATACATAACAGAAAAGGGATGGATTGAAGATGCATCTAAAATGAAAAAAGCACAAATAATCAAGTTAATTGAATCCCGCGATATCGCATAGATTTAAAATATTTATTTGAAAACATTATATGTTGAATAATATATAATGTTCTCATATCCTCAACCCGAACCCATAGCATCTGCATATTCTTGTGGACAGTGTGAAACACGCGTTTCCACTCTTGGATATGCGACAAATAATGTATATCCATCATTCCCCGCAAATATGAGTGATGGTCGTTCGTTAATCGCGTCGCATCAACCCGAGGCTATATTAAATGATAATTTAATAAAACAGAGCGGTGTAAAATCCAACTGGGAATACAGAAAATATTTAGTCGAACATTCCAAAGAAATAGCTGAATCCAATTTTAAAGAGTCTTGTAATGATTGTGGATATTTTGACCGATTTCGTCAAAACGAAAGAGGCAGCGGTAATGTTCTCTCAAATACAGGAGCAGGTTATAAAGATCCCAGTATTATCCAAACCGAACAAAGCGATTTGAAAAAGTTATATTTAAGCCGCGAAGAATTGTCTAACAGACATGAACCTCAGACATTAACGCAGGAACAATTATTCTCCTATATGTCTAAAAAATAAACGTAATATATATATATAATGATACCGTTTCGCTTAGTGAAATCATTGGATATTATGTATGTTGTAGCGATTCAATTTGTAGTCGCAATTCTATTGAATGTTATTATAGATGGTGTGCTAGAACGCATTGGTCATATAGAAGAGGATAATATAAAAATAGTATATACTTATTCTAATTTCGTCAAACATCTGTTAATTGCGATTCTAATTATATCTATATTCGCTATTGTTTCTTATTTTGCTCGTTTAACTATTAAACATATACCGAGTCCATTTAACGGAATTAGCGGATTTCAACATATTCGACTGAAGGAATTGCAAGAGGTTGGTTCATTAACAGCATTCTTATTTTTAACTTCCAATTATTTAGATTCCAAAATTAAAACTCTTAGAGAGATGTATAAAAAATTGATTGTGTAATTGTATGGTGAAAATATGACTAATAGTATAATAAATGTATTACGCAGTAGCAAGGGGCAATACAAAAGGGGTTTTTGATAATTGGACAGACTGTAAACAATCTGTCCAAGGATATAGTAATGCTATCTTCAAAAAGTTTACTACACTAGAAGACGCGAACCAATTTATAGATGAACATACCAAACCATCTGTAAACAATGAGTCTCAACTAGATTATTATGTATATACAGATGGTGCATGCAGTAAAAATGGTACAAGTCATGCGTCTGCCGGCATCGGAATATATTTTAGCCCAAATGATTCACGTAATGTATCAATGCGACTTTCCGGTAAACAAACAAATAATGCCGCAGAGTTGACTGCGATTATAAAAGCAATACAAATCGTTGAAAATGATGTTCGAAACGGCAAGTGTGTTGCGATTGTGACCGATTCGGAATATTCAATACGATGCGCCACTACATATGGTGAAAAATGTGCGAAAAAACAATGGAAAGACGATATTCCTAACCAGGATTTAGTTCGCGAATTATATGAGGTCTATTCACAAACGTCAACCATCAAATTCATTCATATAAAAGCACATACCAGGTTGATGGATATTCATTCAATTGGGAACCGAGAAGCTGATAAATTAGCATGTGAAGGGGCAAACATGTAATATTTCATTTATTTCTTCCATAAACACCCATTTAGAAATTGTTGTTTATCAATTATTATTATTACGCATGAAATTAATCAGCTTTGATATTGGAATTAAAAATATGGCTTTTTGTATTTTTATTGTTGATGGCGACACAGTCAAAGTCCAAGACTGGGGCGTTTTAAATTTAATGGACGAATGTGAATTACCTCAAAAATGCACTTGCAAACTCGCCAAGAAAAACGCAGATAGTAATTGTAACAGTAAGGCAAAATATGTGAAGGACGGACAATATTATTGCGAAACACACATGAAAAAAGATATGAAGTTGAACAACTGGAGATTGAGAAATAAATCGAATTCTCCAGCGACCATAAAAAAAATGAAGAAAGACGAGTTGATTGATTGTGGGAATACATACAAAGTGTGGAAGGATACGCCTACATTTTCAACCAAAAAGGGTTATTGTGATGCTATCTTGGAACATCTGGATATTGTTGGTATAAATCCGATAGTCTTTAGAAAGAAAAAGACAGCAGGTGAAGTCGATTTAATTACGATTGGTCGAAATATGAAAACGTGTTTGGATAATTTACGCAATGTTCATAACATTACACATGTAATAATGGAAAATCAAATATCTACAATCGCTTCACGGATGAAAACAATTCAAGGAATGTTGGCGCAATATTATATTATGCAACCATCTTTACCACAAGTGGAATTTGTATCTTCTGCGAACAAATTAAAACATTTAGTAATTTCTTCTGAACGAGATACCTACAAACAACATAAAAAAGACAGTATCGAATTTTGCGAAAAATTTCTATCTTCCAATCAACATTTAGGAAACTGGGGAGATATTTTACATACACCCAAAAAGGATGATTTAGCGGATGCATTTTTACAAGGAATCTGGTATTTAAAACATCGAAAACTAATTACTTATGCGGACAACTTAAATATAAATAGTGTGTCTTTATCATAAGTTGATTTTATGGAAGTCATTGATATTGGATTAAGTGAACTCGAGCCTGTGTCTTTTCAATTACACGACCATGAACAAGTAAGGTCTTCCGATTCTGGTCCTTCTGTAAATTTCGGACCTGGTATAGAATTATTAATGAATGATAAAGAACGTTCCGGGTCCCGAAGCACAAATGTTGATGTAAAAGATTTAGATGCATTGGAAAGCGAATTAAACGAATTATCCAATAAATCAAACGAATCCACATCAAATAGTGGCGGAGGATTTGCTGATATATTTAAATTTGGCGGTGCTAGTAATACACCCACAAATGCTCCTCTTGAAACCGATTCTAAGATTGGCTCTGCTACGATGGACGGCATCGGTTCTACAAGCACATGGGACGGATATGGTAAAATGAATGATGTTCCCAATACAAGTGCACCACGTATGACCGACCGCGAAAAGCGTCGTAAAAAACGTGCTATGATTAAAAAATTGGATGAATGGTATGAAAAAGGGTTAATTAAACATAATTCTAATTTTAACTTAGACTCTGACTATGATGAAGTCGAAGATGAATATGAAACTGCGATGGAAGACAAGCGAAAAAAGGATAGTATTAAGCTCCAAGGTTGGTGGTTTACAACATTGATTAATTCTCTCGAATATGGTAATGCAGTGTTTGACCCATTCGGATTAAATTTAGATGGATGGGGAGAGCAAATCAATGAAGATATTGATAGTTACGAAGACATTTTTGCGGAGCTTCACGACAAGTATAAAGGCGGTAAGATGTCTCCTGAAGTATCATTATTATTACGCGTTGGCTTCAGCGGTGCTGTGTTAAATATAACGAATAAAGCACTCTCCACTGCTACACCCGGATTCAATGATGTTATTAAGCAAAGTCCCGAATTGATGAAGATGTTCTCGACCGCGACTGCACAAACAATGTCTCAGCAAAGTCCCGGGTTTGATTTTGTAAACAGCGTTTTACATCCCGACGAACAAGTAAACACTTCTCACGGAGTTCCTCCTCCTCCTATGGAAACACAATCACAAGCACCACCAAGTAGACCGGGAATGCAGTATACAACCGCGGCTACTAATCGACCAGACATTTCGATGGGTAGAGGAACCATGTTTCGCGAAGAAGGCGTGAATGTAAATAACCAATATGAGAATGTATCCACCGAACAAACACAACCTGCAGCAAGACCAGAAATGCGTGGACCACAAAGTGTTGACTTAGATAGTCTACTTTCCGGTTTAAAAACGCGTGAGGTAAATTTGGGCGATAATCGTAATGATGAAAATACATCTATGGTAAGTGCATCATCACTTCGGGATGGACAAAATACTACATTACCTACTCGCACAAATCGTAGAAAGCAACGTTCTGATAAAAATACGATATCTTTGGACATTTAAAAACAACAATATAAATATGTAAAAAATATAGTAATCGGGTAACACAGCGTGAATAAACGCTTGTATACTACCGACCGCAAAACGACGACACAAAGACATTGAAAACCAAAAATGTCGGGTATAGGTCATACACACATTCTTAGGGTGCGTAAATGAAAACAGGTTCGATACAAACGATAACATTTGTTCTATATACTACTACTTATATCTCAATAATTACAAAAATATAATCTCTTTGCAATCGACTTAAATATTTATTTATAGTATTTTTATAATGTCTGAAACAACTAGCAACAACGAGTATTTTGAGCCATATGCTATATATGGGACTCGAACCGTATTTAATATGAGCCTTAAACTATATAATTACCTTTATGTTACAATTATGGACGCTGCTAACAGTGAACAAGGTAAGGCAATCGGAATGAATGTATTATGGACATTCAGCAAAATGTGCGTTTATGTTGAACGAGGAGGAATATTATTATATAATTCAAATGATTATATCAAACAAGGCGTAGACCAATGTGTTTCTATGAAAGAATGGGTCGAAGATTTAACTAGTAATAAGAATATTGAACCAAAAACAAATAATTGGATTCATGTGTGTAGAATAAGTAATCAAGACAGTTCTTACTCAGAAATATATGATAATCTCTCTGATACTCTCACTGAAACCGAATGCGTAAGAAAGTATCAAGGTGCGTATTTATCTGTCTTAAATGAATCAGACCAATATAATGATACATGTGTATTTCTTAAACAGAACAATTTGTATTGTATTCGCAAGTGCTCTGGAAACGACATTAAACTTGAGGTTGCGACACCTATCGAACAGTCGAATTGTGTTCCCATATCAATTGTATACAAACACCCTGATATGACCGAAGATATTGACCTATTATTTCTACCCGATGAAATATATTGTGTGAATAATAGCCTCTTTTCAAAGGTATTTGTTCGAAGGAGTTTGGAATATCAAGAAAAGCCTTTTGTGTTTGACGACCGGTATACGATAGATATTATAGATTCTAATGTTACGATGCATACAATGACGAAAAATGAATATATGAAAATATTGGTAGACGAATTCAAAATAATCAGTTTGGACGATGCTGTTAACGTATGTAAGGAGCCGATTGGGGATAGTAGCTCGAGTGATGAAGACAAGTCTATCGATTCCATT